CATACCCTGCCCAATTACCATTACCTTCTTGTATTTCTACAACTTTATATTCTTCTGTGATGAACTCTTTTCTCTTTAGCAAGTTTTTAGTTCTCTTAAATTCATAAGCAGTATCCTGCCTAATCATTTGACCTTCATATCCAGCAGTTGTATATTCACCATAAAATTTATCTATGTCTGCTGATGTGTCTGCTACGTCATACTTTACTAAAACTATATTATTCCCTGAAACATTTTCACTTATCCACTTTGCTCTTTGTGTAAAAGTCATATCTGGATTTGCATTATCAAACATATCATACACATGATACTGCACTAATTCAGCACTTTCTGCTAATTCATCTGCACCTAAGTTTACTGTCTTTCTTACTAAACTGGTAATCTTTTGAAAGTTATCTTTTAGTTGATGATTGTAAAGTTCTCCATCTAATGTTACTGTAGGGAACTTTTTAATAAAGTCTGCTAATTGCTCTGCAATGTGTGGAACTGCAACAATCTCCTTATTGCTTCTACTGTAAAGTCCTCTACTGTTTACAACCATTCTAATACCATCTAGTTTAGGTTGTGTATAACCATTTTCTACAGGAGTTTTTGTAAAATCATGTGCTAACATTGGCTTAAAAGCAGTATACGAGTCAATTGCATCAATATCCTCAAAATACTCTTTTTCTATTCTTTTATCCCATTCTGCTTGTGCTTCTGCTTTTGCTTGTGTGATATTTGTAGTACTATTTGCTCTGCCTACATTTTTTGCTTCAGTAATATACCATTCACTAGTAACTTTTTTGCCATCCTGCAAACCTGAGATAGTTCTTGTACCTGCTTGTGTTTCATCTAAGTTCCAGCCATACTGCATAGTCCACTCACGTACTTTTCCAGTAGTATCTCTCTTGTATAACTTGGGTAAATTGTAAATTGTTTGCATACTTGGTCCTCTTCTCTTTTCTAACTATATAATTACTATAACATAGTTTAGAGAAGTGTCAACCTATTTTCTAAGAAAAACTTTAAAACTTCCTGGATTATGCGGAGCACTACTGCATGATTTTGTGTGTGGATTATTACTTACCCATATAGGAAATTCTTTCATTATTGCACCTTGTCCAGTAACAACAACTACATATTTTAATTTTTTATAGTAAGCATCTTGTATTTTACTATTAAACACACTCCATGCACTATGTATAGGAAGTCCATGTAAATCAAGTTTCATACGTTTATTTAATACGATAAATAGTACGTAAGGAAAAAACATGCCACGAATATCACTATGGAAAGACGGTGCTCACACCAACGATTATAGATTCTTTGATAGAAGAATTAAGGAAATGTTTACTGCTGGTGGCACTGGCATAAACGTACACAAGTATCTTGGAATACAAAGTCAAGGACAGAGTGACGACCCTAGCCAACCAAACTATGTAGAACCTGATCCACTGGGTATTCAGGATTTTTTATTTTTAGAAAATAGAGATAGAAAATATGATCAAGACATTTATAGTCTAAGAGGTATATACAGTGTTACAGATACAGATTTTGATTTAAGTCAGTTTGGATTGTTTTTAGCAAATGACACACTTTTTATTACATTGCATGAAAATGATATGGTTAACAACATAGGGCGTAAACTTATGCCAGGTGATGTAATAGAACTACCTCATCTAACAGATTACAGTGCATTAGATGAAAGTGTAGAACTTAGCCTTAAACGTTATTATGTAGTACAGGAAGGTACAAGACCTAGTGAAGGATTCAGTCCTACTTGGTGGAGTCATTTATGGCGTATTAAATGTACGCCATTAGTAGATTCACAAGAATATAACGATATACTTAATGTTCTACAAAAAGACAAAGACGGAAACGAAACTACAAATACACTACGTGATTTACTTTCTACTTACAATAAAGAATTAGAAATTACAAATAAAGTTGTTGCTGCCGCGGAAGCAGAGGTTCCAGAAAGCGGATATAGAACTGATCAATATTATGTTGTACCTACAAGCCCTGACGGAACACCACTAGAACCAAAAGGTGTAAATGCAGACGATACACAACTTAACGCAGACAATACTGATGCAAGTGCAGATGCTAAAAGAATTACTCCACAAAACACAAATGCATATAGTGGTTACTTAGTAGGCGATGGACTTGCTCCTAATGGTGAAAATGTAACAATGGGAACAAGTTTTCCTAGTAACGCACAAGAAGGCGATTTTGTTTTAAGATTAGACTTTTTACCAAATAGACTATTTAGATATAATGGATCTCGTTGGGTAAAAATAGAAGATGATGTACGTAGTAAACTTACTCCTGGTACAGGAAATACACAAAGAGACGGATTTATCAACAACACTGGTACATTTATTGCAGATGACAACACTATACAAAATAGTAGACAGTCATTAAGTGAAGCACTTAAACCTAGAGAAGATTAATGCCACAAAAATTTTTCTATGATCAACAAATAAGAAGATTTCTATTACAGTTTATTCGTGCTTTCAGTAACTTTCAAGTTGAGTATGGTAAAGATAGAAATGGACTTACTACATTACAAACTGTACCTGTAAAGTATGGTGATTCAACACGTATGGTAAGTGCAATTGTAAGAGAGAATAGTGAAAATAAAATATTACCAACTCCTATGATAAGTTGCTATATTACAGGTTTAGAGTATAATCCAGAGCGTAGACAGGATCCAACTTTTGTAGACAAAAAACATATACGCATGAGAAAGTTTGATGCTAATACTAATAGTTATACTACACAACAAGGAAACGCATTTACTATAGAAAGAATGATGCCTGTTCCTTACACACTACAAATGAGTGTTGATATATGGACAAGTAACACAAATCAGAAACTACAATTACTAGAACAATTATTGGTTTTATTTAATCCTGCACTGGAAATACAAAGCACAGACAATTACTTGGATTGGACAAGTTTAAGTTACATAGAACTTACTGGCACACAATTCACTAGTAGATCTATACCACAGGGTGTTGATGATCAAATAGATATTGCTACATTACAATTCACAGTACCAATATTTTTAAGTGCACCTGCAAAAGTTAAAAAACTAGGTGTTATTAATAAAATTGTTGCAAGTATATATGATGATAATGGTGGAATTGCAGACGGTGTAATTGACGGAGAAATACTGTTAGGCACAAGACAAAAGTTTACTCCTATGAATTTCGGTGTTATTGTATTAGGCAATACTGTACAGATACTAGATAGAAATGAAACAACAACGAATAAAGTAGACTACAGTCCATTAAACGATCCACCAGAAAAAATAGGCACAAATGACGTAAGTTGGGCTGCACTTATAAATCAATATGGTGAATTACAAAGCGGTATAAGTCAATTACGTTTAGAAACTGGAGGCACTGCTGAAATTGTAGGCACTATTGCATTTCATCCTAGTGATCCTCACAAATTATTGTGGACAGTACAAAGTGATACTACTCCTACAAACGATTTGCCTGCTATAACAAAAATAATTAATCCTCTTAAAAGTGGACCTGATGCAGGATTAGCAACTGCAGTAACTGGACAACGATACCTTATACTAAATGCAATTGGAAACAGTTCTAATACAGATGGTCCCGATGCTTGGGGTAGTTTAGCTGCAAGTGCAAATGATATCATAGAATATAATGGTACTGATTGGCAAATTGCTTTTGATAGCAGTTCTGAACAAGGTGTGCATTATGTAACTAATACTACTACAAATTTACAATATAAATGGACTGGAACAGAGTGGATCAAGTCTTATGAAGGCGAATATAAGGCAGGTGATTGGTCTATAGTGTTATAATTAGTATGGTTTTAATACTTGCACCTACTGGTATAGACGCAGGTGGAAAAATTTATCAACCTAAAGGCGATAGTAAATACTATAGTAAGCCACTTACAAAAACTCAAAAAGAAAGACAAGGATTAATTAAAAAACCTAGAATGGTCACTTGTATGCTTAAAAAAAGAATTAGAGCAAAAAACGGTGACGAAGTTTGTATATATCAAGGACAAAATAGAACTTATGAAATGGCAATAGAAAAGAATTGTCCTAGGAAATATAAGTGCCTATATAATCCATATGGTGAAGAGCCTAATATTTTTAGTGTTATCGATAGTTTAAATGAGTCAGTTAAATAAACAAATTAATCAGAGTGTAGGTGCACTTTTTTTAAGCAAAAAAACCAGCAGATACTTGTTTGTTTTACGCAGTGGTGCAAAATATGATAGCACTTGGGCATTTGTTGGCGGCAAAGTTGAAAAGAATGAAACCGAGTTTACTGCATTACAACGTGAAATAGTAGAGGAAATAGGGTTTATGCCACTGGTTTTAAAAACTATTCCTGTTGAAAAGTTTACAAACAGTAAAAATAATTTTACATACACCACATATGTTTGTTTAATAGAAGAAGAATTTGTACCTAAGTTAAATGAAGAACATAAAGGGTATGCTTGGAGCAAACTAGATAGTTGGCCAAAGCCATTACATCCTGGCGTTTTTACAACATTTCAAGTAGATGAAATTATAAGCAAAATTAAAACAATAGAAGATACAATGTGTAATTTATAAGTTACCTTGCAATTGCACCTAAACTTGCTAAACTGTAATACTGGTTATATGTTATTTCTTTTACATTAGGACACCAGTTGTATTCTTCCGGCATAAGTCCAGGATCTTTAGCAACGTAAAAAAATTCTACATCATTATATGTTAAAAATATTTTTGTACAATCAGATATAAATTTATTATTTGCACCATCTGTGTTCACTGCACCATAAGCATCGTGAGTATCAAAGTAAATGTTATCTTCAGGCATGCTATATGTTGTCATTCCTATCATATATATTTTCTTATGCCCGTCAGCACACGCTAGTCTTAGTGCCAAACTTCCTGTATTTCCTGTGAATAATTGAGGATAGAGATAAAAATGACCTTCGTGTTCTATTATATTTTTTACATTACTGTAAACTATATTGTCTTTTGTATATTCAGTGAGTGCTATATCAGCACATATTTGTTTGTTAGTACAAATTAAAAAAGTTGGTAAAAAATCTTTATATAATAAATTACAACCATATGTTTGACCTACACTTTGAGCTCCATGCTCGCCACCAGTTTGTCCTGTTAGTAAATTTAGATCAAACCCTTGTCTACTAGTGCTATTTCCTATAACATGTGCAATGCCGTTATGTTTATCGTTAATAACAGTTTTTTCAACCCAAATCATACTATTTGGATCGTTTCTATTTTTCCAACTTACATTATGAGATACTGTTTCGCCAGTGTAATCTGCAGTATAAAATTTGCCTGCAGGCATTATATCCTGCCTACAACAACTTCTATTACGTCTGCGCCTGCACCTGTTTTATTTTCCAGTGCTTTGCCTATTACACTGCCAATATAAGGATTACTTTCATCACGCCATGCTTGTGCATGTCCAGGTGTATCACTAGCAACCATTAAATCACCTTTGCGTATTTCACCAATAACTTTACACGGAACACGCCCTAGCAATGCTACAGTAGCACCTTGACCTTCACTATTCATTAAATATGCAGGATCAGTACTTACAATGCCAGCAATTCGTTTATCATACTTATTTGAGCATATTGTAACTTCTTCTTCCCCACCAAAAACTAAAACAGTTCCAGACTCATAATCTGCATCACTAGTATATTTTTCTGCCAAGTCAGCATATCTTGCAGCAGTTGATGTACCAGTTATAACGCCAGCACTGAAGTTCCCACTGCCGTCACGAGCAACAATGGTTGAACCTGTGTTTGCACTTGTAGCATTACTTGTAATTGTTACACTGCCACTTGCTCCACCACCTGATAATCCTGTTCCACTTACACTAACATTTGTAATATCACCAGTGTTAGTGGTGAACCCAGAATCATTACTAAAGATACTTAGACCAATCTCATTAGCTGCCTTACGTCTGTCTGCACTTGCATCTAGCACTATAAACTCATCGGTTCCAACCATAGCAGCAGTCATATCTGTAAGTTCTGATAAATCTACATTTAGTGTAACTGACCCACTTGATCCACCGCCACTTAATCCAGTACCAGCAGTTACGCCAGTAATATCACCTGTGTTTGTAGTGTAGCCAGCACCATTTGTAAGTTGGTTGTTGTTTGTAGGAATATCACTTGTCAATGCAACTGTTCCGGTACTCGTCGGAAGTGTTAATGTTCCTGTATTACTGATAGACGAAATGACTGGAGCAGTCAGTGTTTTATTTGTAAGAGTTTGTGTTCCTGTTAGTGTTGCAACTGTACTATCAATAGACAAGGTATGTGCAACACCTTCGCCTGATGTTGCCCCACTTGATGATATACCAGTGCCTCCAGTAATTGTGCCAACATAGTTACCTGTTGTATCTGTTCCAAGTGCAACACTATTTGCCGCAATAGTTGCAGTAAGAGTAGCACTGCCCAAGTTAGTAAGAGTTGCACTACCTGACAAATCACCTGCCAGTGTGATGGTTGGATCACTTGTTGCAGTGGTAGTAATACTCACACTTCCTAAGTTAGTCATTGTACCAGAACCAGTAACTGCACCTGTTAGAGTAATAACTGGATCTGCTGTATTGGTTGTCGCTAGTGATACGTTACCACTGCCATCAATACTTGCACTGCCTGTGACAGCACCTGTTAGACTTAGTGTACGTGCTGTTTGCCATGCACTTGCAGTCGTTGCATTTCCACTTAGAGCACCTTCAAATGTGTTTGCTACAAGGGTACCAGCAGTGATTGTTAAGTCACCTGTACTTGCACCTGTGGCTGTAGTTGTACCTACTATAAATTTATCTGCACTTTCATCCCAACCTATAAATGCATTATCGCCTGTACTTCCTCTTTCAATAACAATACCACTATCATTGGCATTTGAACCTGCACCGTTATTGAGTTCAATTAAATTATCACTAATCACAGTATTTGTAGTGGCTAGTGTAGTTGTTGTACCATTTACAGTAAGATCACCACTTAGTGTTAAGTTTACACCAGTTGCAGTACCAGTAAAAGCCGGAGCAGCTAACCGTGCAAGAGCTGCAGTATCACTTAGTTGTGTACTTGCTATTGTAATGTTAGCAGTGCCATCAAAACTATTGCCTGCAATTGTTCTAGCTGTTGCAAGTGCAGTTGCCGTATCTGCATTACCTGTCACATCGCCTGTTACATTACCTGTCAATGCACCAGCAAAAGCAGATGCAGTTATTTTACCAGTGCTTGGATTATAAGTTAATCCACTGTCTTGGTTAACAGCAGTCAATGCACCACTGGTTGAACTTGCAAAATATAGTAAAAAATCAGTATTAGTACTAGTATCGCTACTAATTGTAGCTCCAGCAGCTGCCCAACTTAACGTACCAGAACCATTAGTAACAAGTGCTTGACCACTAGATCCGTCAGCATTTGGAAGTGTCCATGTTATATTACTTGCAATTGTAGCAGGTCCTTGAAATGCAACCCAATTACTACTGTCACTGTCTGCAAACCTTGCGTCTGCTTGTGCATTAAATGTTAGAGCAGTTCCTACTGTGCCAGTATTAATAGTTGGACTAGTTAATGTTTTGTTTGTAAGAGTTTGTGTTCCTGTTAGTGTAGTAACTGTACTGTCTATTGCAAAAGTTACTGTGTTTGAACTACCACTTGTGTCTATACCTGTGCCACCAGTAAAAGTTAATGATTCACTATCTAAATCTATTGATAATGCACCGCCACTGTCTGCTTGAAAGTCTAAATCCTGTGCAGTGACTTGAGAATCAACATATGCCTTAATAGACTGTTGTGTTGCAAGTTGAGTTGCACTGTTAGAAGACATATCATCTTCGTCTAAAACTGCCGTTCCTGACACACCAGTGTTTAATACTGCACTAGTTAATGTTTTATTAGTAAGTGTTTGTGTTGCAGTGTTCTGCGTTAATTCAAAGCCACCAGCAGTTGTGCCATCATGTACTCTAGCAGTATCAATAGTACTATCAATACTGATTTCACCTGCCGCACCTGTAAATGCATTGTTTTGGGCAGTAGTACCTCTTCTAAACTGTAACTGTGTTGGCATTTATAAATTCCTTTGTTATATTTATCACTACAATGCTGCAAGGTCAACTGAACTTGTGCTTCCAACTGGTTCCATCATATCATAAACCTCACCTAGTGCAACACCAAAAGGATCACTACCTCCTGATTCAAATGGTGTTTCCTGTGTGTCTTGTGCTACATTAAAACTTAAATCAAAATCACCGTCACTGCCAGGTGCAGTTGTAAATGTACTAGAAGTGAAACCACTTGCTCCGCCTCCTGACCCAGCGTTTGCATCTACATATGCTTTAGTCGCCGCATCTTGGTTTCCTACAGGATCAGCAACATTTTGTACTCTATTAGATCCTAAACTAATTGTTTGTGTACTTGCTACTGCTAAACCATTTAGTGTACCAACACTG